GTGAATATGTGCTGGGTTCGAAGTATCCGCATGTTATTCTGGAGCAAATCTATGAGACTGGCTGGCTGTACGTGGTTTTGCGGGATGGCCGGACTGGCGGAATGTTCTTCCTTGAGAACATTGAGAACCGGGCGGCGCACATTCATTTTGCGGATTTCGGGGTTAGCGGCAAGGCGATGATTGCCGGAACGCGTGAGGTTTTAAACTGGCTGGTTCCGGAGCATTTTGATACTTTGTTTGGTACGATACAAAAACAAAATGAGGTAACTTTGCGTTTTGCTCTGGTATTGGGATTTAAAAAACTCTGCGTTTATAAAAATGGTACTGCGGAAACCGTTTTAACCGTGTTTCCTGCCTCAAACTAAGCCAATAAAATATTTAAAAGTTGAAACTGCTATTGTAATTCCTATCGAGAAAGAAGTTTAATTTTAAGATAGGGAGTTTATCAAATGGGAAAGATTCCAGACGCGCCGCCGGTTCCTAAAGTTCCGCCGTTGCCTCCGCCCAAGCCTATGCCGGTCGATGAAACCAATACGGAAGTTCAAGCATCCAAGCGCGATCTGCAGAAAGCCGAATTGCTCAAGATGGGGCGCGGCACTTCCATTCTGGCCGGGGCGTTAACGCCTGCCGATTCCGTTACCGGCAGTCCTAAAAAATCACTGCTGGGGGGTTAGGAAAGCAGGAAGATAAGGAACGAGGAAAGAGGAATAATACAGGAATATCAGGAATCAGGAAAGAGGAATAATAATACAGGAATATTGAAAATAATGGATATCACCGCCACAATCAACCGTTACAATCAAGCCAAAGGCGACAAAGAGGGCTATTGGAATTCGCTCTGGCAGGAATGCGCGGATTATTGTCTCCCGCGTAAAAATAATATCACCAGTCAGACGGTAACGCTTAAACCCATTCAAAAACTGTATGATCCAACCGGCATCAAGTGTAATATCAAGCTGGGGGCGGGGTTGTATGCGTGGTTGTGTCCGAGTGATAAACGCTGGTTTGAAGCTCAGGCGTTGAATCCGCAGTTGCAGGAAGTTGACCGCGTGGAAAGATGGTTCTCGACGCTCAATCATGTGATGAGCGAGGCGTTGGCAAACAGTAACTGGAATCTGGAAATTCATGAGGGGTTCGAGGATGACAGCACTTTCGGCACTTCCTGTATTTACGTGGAGGAAGGCAAAAACACGATTTTTAATTTTCAGACGTTCCATATTTCGGCTTTCTGTTGTCTGGAAAACAATGAGGGTTTGATTGATACGGTATTCCGTGAATTTGAATTTACCGCCAGGCAGGCGATGCAGGAATTCGGCAAGACTGGCAAGCTGAGCCAGAAGATTACTGAGAATGCGTCCAAACCGGAAACGGCGGAAAAGAAAAGCCGCTTCCTCCATGCGGTGTATCCGCGTGAAGATTTTGACCGCGGTAAGATTGATGCTCAGAATATGCCGATTGTATCGGTTTGGATTGACTTGGAGAGCAAGGAAGTTGTCGAGGAAAGCGGATACTGGGAAATGCCCTATATCGCATACCGTTTCAGCAAGTCCGCCGGCGAAACTTACGGACGCAGTCCGGCGATGACAGCGTTGCCGGAATTAAAGATGCTGAACCGTATCCGCAAGGCTGATTTGCTGGGCGCGGAAAAGACGGTTGAGCCTCCGATATTGATCCCGGACGGCGGTTTGGTGGATAACACTTTCCGGACGAATCCGGGCGGCATTACGTTTTACAATCCGGGGCCGAATGGAATCGGGCCGAAACCGTTCTATGAAGGTAACCGGGTGGATGTTTCAACTGAAAAGGTTAACGAATCCAGAGCTTTGATTAAGGAAATGTTTTTTAACGACATGTTTGACGCTCTCGAAGAGCGTAAAAACATGACCGCGACAGAGATTGTCGAGCGCGTTGAATCCAAGCTGATTGCGTTTTGTCCGACCCTGGGCCGGATGCAGTGCGAGCTTTTCGCTCCGGTAATCAGGCGTTGTTTCGGCATTCTGTTGCGGGGCGGTTATCTGCCGCCGCCGCCGCCGGAACTGATGCAGGATCCGCGTTATAAGATTGAATACGTCAGCCGGATTGCGCTGGCGGTCAAGCAGCTTGAAGCGCGGGGCTTGGCGCAAACCATGGACTTTATCGCGCCGATGGTGCAGACACATCCGGAAATCCTGGACACGTTCAATATGGATAAGATTGTTTCAGGCGTTGCTAAAAATAATGGCGTTCCGAATGAGTGGTTGAACACTGAGGATCAGATTGCGCAAATCCGCGACGGCAGGGCCAAACAGCAGCAGCAAATGCAGCAGATGCAGGCGCTGGAAACCGCAGGCAAGGCGGCGCCGGGATTAAGTCAGCCGGTACAGCCGGGCAGTCCGCTGGCGCAATTAACCGGAGGGCAGGCATGATTAATGAAGAATTAACCGAGGCGCAAGCCAAAGCCAGAGCGGCGGAAAAGGCGTTGATCGCGGATTATCAGCGGACTTTCGGCACGGAACACGGCCAGCGGGTTTTCTTGGATCTGATGCGGATGGCTGGAGTGGATGAGATTTGTTTTGATGCCACGAGCGCCAGCAATACCGGTTATATGCTGGGGCGGCGTTCGCTGGCGTTGCGGATCAAGAAATTTTATGAGAAGAAAACGGAAGCGGAAACGCCGCAACCGGTTAAAACAGAAACTGGATCCTAACAAAGGACAATCCAAATGGCAGAAAGTGAATTCAGAAAAGACGGCCGGCAGATTTACGCCGGGGAAAAGCTGATTGCGGAACTTAATAAGCAAGGGGGCTTGGATTTTCTTCCAGGCATGGCGGGGCCGTACAAGAGCCGCGTCATAGAGTTTATAAACTCATTGCCTCCGGACGAAAATCAAAAGGATGAGCAGCCGGTAACGCTGAAAAAAGTCGGCATTCTGATTTATCATGAGGATAAGATTGTCGCGATATGGGAAGGTAAAAATATTACTGTTACCGATCCGTCCACAAAAGAATTTTATGCTCCGCTGATAGCGGAGTTGGTTAAAAACACGGCCCCGGAGGAACTGGAAACCAGAAACACTCCTGAGGAAGTGAAAAAAATAGTAAAAGCCAACGATCTGCCGCCGTTCGAAAAGTCAAAGGGCGTTAAAACTCCGGGATTCAATGAATGGGTTAAGGCGCGGAAACTGACGCACGAACAGGTGATCGCCATTATCAGGAGATGCGAAATTGAATAATTTTATCATCAGGTTTATTCAAAGATTTTTTATGTTTCACATGGCTGAAGGTGACGGCGGCGGCGGCACTGGCGGCAATACTTCGCTGTTGAATACTCAGACAGAACAGACCAGTCAGACCAGTCAGACCAGTCAGACACAAACTCAAACCGCCGCGATTAAGTTCACTGAACTGCTGGCGGAAAACGGCGATTTCAAAGCGGACTGGCAGAATGCTTTGCCGGAAGATTTGCGCAATGAAGCATCATTGAAAAACTTCTACCAGTTCCCCGCGCTGGTCAAGTCGCTGGTTCACGCGCAAAAGGCGGTCGGCAAGGATAAGATTGCGATTCCGGGGGAACATGCCACGGCGGACGAAATCAATGAATATTGGACCAAGCTCGGACGGCCGGCCACGGCGGACGAATACAAGTTTGCCAAGCCGGAAACGCTGCCGGAAGGGTTGCAGTGGGATGATTCCGGAAACAAGGTTTTCGCGGCCAAGGCGCATGAGCTGGGATTGACTGCCAAACAGGCGCAGGATCTGCATGCATGGTATACCGCCAGCCAGATTGAACGGGTCAAGGCCATGCCGCAGATGCTGGAGCAGCAGCGCACACAAGCCGAAACCGAATTGAAAAAAGAATGGGGCGCGGCGTTCACTCAGCAGTTGGGTTTGGCGCAAAGAGCGGCGAATACGTTTGGCGCTTTGGAAGATTTTGAAAAGTTGGGAATCGGCAACAATCCGGCGGTATTGAAGTTCCTGGCAAAAGTCGGAGCGTCAATCTCCGAAGACAGGCTGAAAGGCGGCGCTTCCTCCGTGATGGTTCCGGGTGATGCCAAATCGAAGATTACTGATATTCGCGGGGATCCCAAGCATCCGTTTAACGATGCGATGCATCCAGGACATAATCAGGCCGTGGTTGAAATGAATAAACTTTACGAGCAGGCTTTTCCGTCCGCGTAAATCAGAATCTAGAATTTAGGAGTTAGAAGTTAGAAGTTAGAATAAAAAATCCGGACAATTCAGCAATGAATCCGGAACGGAAACAGGTTGGCTGAATAGCCCAAAAGGCTATAAATCCAGATGATGACCCGCTTCATGGCGGACAATCGGATTCAAGAGGGTTTTAAGTACAAAAACATGAATCTAATTGAAAGGAAACCGCCATGAGCGACGCTTTCACGAGTGCACAAATTGAACAGTTCGGGGCGAATGTTTATTCATTGGCCCAGCAGAAGGGATCGAGGCTTCGCGGCTTTGTCTCCATGCAGGAATTAACCGCTTCCAAACGTTATTTTGAGCGCGTGGGTTCCACCACGGCCCGTAAAAGAACCGGACGGCATCCGGATTCCCCGCACATTGAAACGCCCTGGGATCGCCGGGCAATGGCTCCGAGCGATTACGATTGGGGCGAATTGCTCGGATCGGACTTTGAAAAAGCCAAGATGATCGTTGATCCCACCAATGCGAACGTGATGGCCGGGGCGTATGCGCTGGGCCGTTCGATTGATGATGAGATCATTGCCGCCGCCACCGGTTCCGCCTGGGCCGGCNACAAAGGCACGGTTGAAATCGTGTTGCCGGAAACCCAGAAGATCGCCGTAACGCTCGGCAATCTGGTGGGCAAAACCAACGCCGGGCTGAATGTGTCCAAACTGATTGCCGCCAGGTCTATTTTCGGCAAAGCCGATATTGACCTGGACGATCCCGCCAATGAATTGTTCATGGCGATCACCCAGCAGCAGTTAGACGATCTGCTGGTATGTCCGGAAGTCACCAACGCGGATTATGCCATTGTCAAGGCGTTGAACGAGGGCACGGTCAAGCGGTTTATGGGCTTCACGTTCGTCAATCTCCAGCGTCTGCTCAAAGATACCACCACTGACATCCGGACTTGTTTCGGCTGGGTCAAGAGTGGTATCGGTCTGGCGCTGCCGATTGATATCAAGAAGTCGGTTACCACCAGGCCGGACAAATGCAACGAGTTTTACGCTTACGCGGAGCTCTCCGTTGCCGCCGCCCGGTTGGAAGAATGCAAGGTTGTCCAGGTTCCCTGCGACGAATCGCCATAGAATCCAAATCTTTAACATGGGGCCGCATTGAGTTGCGGCCTTGAACCGTTTTAAACAGCCAAACTTACAAATGAGGTATAAAAATGGCTACTCTTTTCACTGATACCGCAACCATTCAGAACGCTCCGAATCCGGGAAACCGGATGTATCCGGAGCAGCTTGGCGGACGCGTCCGCTGTGCGCGTTTCAAAGTAACCCCCGGCACGGAAGCCGCCGGCACGATCATCAACCTGGTTAAACTGCCCAAGGGCGCCAGAGTGCTGCCGCAAAGCAGAATTTACTTTGCGGCCGGTCAGGGCGCGACGCTCACCGTGAAAGTCGGTGACGCGGCCAGCGATGCGCGTTATTTCGCCGCCGCCGCTCCGGGCGCAAGCGCTACGAGCATTATGCTGGATGCGGCGGTTGCTGCTCCGGTACCGCTGGCGAATGACGGTTGGATTTTCATTACCACCGGCGTGGCGGCTCTGGCCGCTGCCGTGATTTCGGGTGAAATTCTGTACGTGCTTGATTGATTTGTT